CAATCAGACACCAAGTATTGTGTCTATTGCACTGAGCCTAAGAATGACAAGATGACTTGCTGTGAGGAGTATCACTTTGTTCCTTTCAGCAGTTTGTATCCACAAGACCAAGCCATCCTTATCCAAGAACAACTGGATGAGTACAACAAATGGTCAGCTGCTCAATGACGTTCCTCCCAGCAACCTGCGCGCCACCAGAGGTGGCACTTGCTTGCGAGGTCGTCACTTGGATAAATCAGCGGGACTTGCCGACTGCCCGCCTTGAGCGGGGGCAGATCGGCTTCGCCCTTTGTTTCACTCAATAGGAGTTAGCTATGAATTTAGATAAACAGTTAGATTTAGTTGATGAAATGCAATGGGAAGACAGTGGCAAGGTAGAGATGATCTCATTGGAAGATGCTGGTTTGGAAGAGCCAGCGTTAGCTGAAGAGACACACCTACATGGTCATGTGTTTCGTAACGGCATTCATTCGTACCTTGATTGGTTCTATGACGGATCGATAGAGAATGACGATTACTAAGTACTGGACGATAGAAACAAATGACTATGACGATGTACTGGTTGAGGTTATCATCCCCGACCCTTTTGCCAGTACTGAAGAACCTACTGAACTATCAGTAGCTCAAATTAAAGAATTCACTCAACTCAGAGAAGCACTAAATGCTTAAGAAAGGTAGTTATGCCAAATTGGTGTGAAAACAAAATGACTATACGTCATACAGATCCTTCGATGATCAAACGAGCACGGAATGCTTGGATGGATCGGAGATTCCTTAAAGACTTTATTCCTATTCCACATGAGCTGTGTATAACTGCTGGTCGTGTTGGAGCTGATGATAATCCTGAGCAAGTGTTACTAGTAGCACAGCAAGAAGCTAACCAAAAGAAGTATGGCTATCAAGACTGGTTCACTTACTGTGTCAATGAGTGGGGTACTAAGTGGGACATTGGCTATGACGAGGGTGAAGACAATGCTCCATACAACGAGAACCAATCTGAATTCACAGTTAACTATATGTCTGCTTGGTCACCACCAGAGGCTGCTTGTTTCAAACTAGTGGCTATGGGATTTGACATTACTAACTACTACTACGAACCAGGTATGGGTTTCTGTGGTGTATTCAAAGATGGTGAAGATCATCAGTACAGCACTGGAGAAGCTCCTACAGAAATTCAAGAGATGTTTAGCTTTGATGTTCCAGAAGTAGATCTAACTAGAGATGAACTTATCAATAAACTATTACAGGATGAGATTAGAGGAACTATAGATGATCTCAAATCTTGCATAGAAGCTATGGCTATGAATGGTGTAACTGGATACAAAGATATGTCTGATGATGAACTTAAAGAAGAGTACATCAGTCGTGGGCTACATGAAAATGAAGACTCTGGTTTTACAGCTGAGAAGTTTGAATCAATCGAAGATCTTGGTGAAGACGGTGAAATCGTAGCACCAAGTATGTTTAATGCTGACAAATAAGTTTACTTCTGTAGCAAGTTCTAACGAGCTTGCTATGGTGGCAATCTTGCCGTAACTGTGGAGAAACAAGTGGAAACTACTTCCTCACCCCTGTATGCTGCTGCAACTGAATCGTTAGTTTCAGATGCTTCAGCTACTAGCACCTTTGAGAAGATGATACAGGTTGCGTATACGCATAGCACTGTAGATACCTTTACGAAGGAACTGAAAGACACTGAGAAGCTGATCAAAAAAGACTTTGAAATATCGTCTATGCCTGGACCTTGGCGATCTGCTAAATCAGTTATCCATACTGCTATGAAGCTCAGTATCAGCTTAGTTGATGATAACGGCAGCTATTGCGGTAAGACTTATCTTCAGAACAAGATCAAGGAAGCTAAACCTGACAAAGAAGAAGTCACTAACCAACAGTACATTGACAAAGTTCTAAAACTTCTAATGGATATTCCAGAATATCTGGATGCTAAGACTATCCATGCTGAAGTTAAGAAGATGATCTTCTCTTAATCCATGCTAACAAAAGCTATTGAAGTTCAGAAGTACATAAGAGCCAGTGCAGGTAGGGCTGGTATATCTATAGTATTTGAAGACGCTAATGAGCCTAGGCATGATGGTAAGACCATCTATCTACCTAGGATTACTCATAAAACCACTGACTTAGAACTACAGCAGCTGATGGCATCTGTTGACCACGAGGTTGCACATGATCGCTTTAGCAGCTTTGAAGTTCTTAAGAACAAAGACCTTAATCCTAAAGGCATCTTGATGTTTGTATGGAACTTCATGGAAGATTCCCGTATCAATGTCATAGAAGCTAAGGAGTATCAAGGTTTCAGAGAGAACTGGGATGACTGTAGTTCAATGCTAGTAGAACAAATACTTGTTCGTGCTAGTAAGTACGGATCAGCCATTGCAAAACTCACTGTAGCCATGATGTGTTGGGAGTCTGATCTAACAGCAGCTACTTTTCCAAAGATTGGGCTTGCTGCATCATCAACAACTCCCAACAAAAAGATAATGGATGTTCTTAATAACTTCTCTGATCGTCTTATTCATTGTCATTCGATACTGGATAAGAAAATAGGTACGGAAGCTACGTACAAACTAGCAGAAGACATCCTCAAAGAACTAGGTGAACACTGTCCTAAAGAACTACCAATACCAACTAAACCCAAAGAAGGTAGCACTGGTGAAGGCAAGATGGAAGGAACAACCACAGAAAAAGCAGATCAAGAAGGAACTGGTGAGGCTGCTGAAGCTAGTAAATCTGATGGTGAAGGTGAAGTAGCACCAGCTACAGAGTACAAAGTCATAGACATTATTCTCACACCTGAAGAGATAGAAACATTCTCAATGTCAATGCCTGATGAAGGCTCAGAGATGAGCAAGACAGGTGTTAACTTTGCACCAACTGGTTCTAGAGGTGAGTGGGACATGACCGACTACTCAGAGTTCATTGTTGTTGATTACCCACGTAGAAAGGGTGAAGACAGATACTTTGAACCTAGTAGTTACAGAAGAAACTTCTTGCAAGAGTATGAGAAGAGAATAACTCCAAACCTTGTATCACAAGAAAACTTTGCACAGCAGGTACGTAGACTCATTCAGATCAGAGCTAAGTCACAGACTCAGTACGGTGTTAAGAAAGGGAAGCTAGATCAGTCTCGACTGTCTCGTATCTGTTTCAATGCACCAGGTTTCAATGAGCGTGTGTTTAAGAACAAGATAGATAACAAAACATTAGATGCTGCTATCACAGTATTGGTAGACATGTCTGGTTCAATGGGTGGAGACAAAGTGCTAAACGCTTTGGCTTCTACATTGCTTGTTAATGAAGTTTGTTCAACACTCAATATACCTCTTGAGATACTTGGCTTCACTGATGCTAGTGCAGGATTCTCAGAACCTAAACCATTGATGTTTGTATACAAAGGCTTCAATGATCTAAGGGTAAACGATGATAGCCTTAAAGAATATTTCGCCCTCAGTAGTGGGTTTATGGTTGGTAACCCCGATGGTGAGAATATTTTGTGGGCTTATGATCGTTTGAACAAGCGTAAAGAGAAGAAGAAGTTGTTGATTGTGATGTCTGATGGTTCACCAGCAGCATCTAAGTCATCAAGTGGCTTAGAACAGTTCACAGAGAAAGTAATCAAAGAGATAGAAGCATCGAAGTCTGTTGACATATACGGATTAGGTTTGTGTAGTGATGCAGTTACGTACTACTACAAAGCTAACAGTGTTGTCAGAGAACCAAATGAAATACCAAGTAAGTTGATTGAGTTAATAGAAAGGAAAATTCTTAAATGACAAGTCCCGTAAAACCACCATCACCAAAGGTGGAAGACCTTGTTAAGAAAGCTTTGAAAGAAGCTCTTGACAAACGTAAGCCACCAAAAGCAGCAGAAGCATCAACAGATGTTTCACATGAAACAACCACAGAATGTGACACAGTAGAAGAACTCATGGCAGGATCACCTACAAAAGGTCTTAAACCTAATCAAGCATATCTCTCAGAGATTATCGGTCAGTCAGTTGACCACGACTTCGGAGTAACCATCTTCAGTGAGTCTGATTGGGATGAGCGTATCGCTGCATTTGTTCCTAGTATCAATTCAACCTATGTCATTGATCCAAAACTTGCGTCTGACATTCTTCAAGCATGGGAGTTAAATGAGAAAGTACTTTGCTACGGTCCTACAGGGGCTGGTAAATCTAGTCTTATTGAGCAGTTGTGTGCTCGTACTTATCGCCCTTTTGTTCGGGTTAATTGCACTGGGGATATGGATTCCTCAATGATCTTTGGTCAGCTAACGGCTAAGGATGGTTCAACAATCTGGGTAGATGGTGCAGCAACAGAAGCAGTCAAGTATGGTGCTGTCTTTGCATGGGATGAGTGGGACGTAACTCCTCCAGAGATCTCAATGGGTCTACAGTGGCTCTTAGAGGACGATGGCAAGCTTTTCTTGAAGGAGATGCCAGGTAGTACTAAGGACAAGCAGATCATTCCTCACAAGGACTTTAGGCTTGTTGCTATTGGTAATACACAAGGTCAGGGTGATGACACAGGTGCTCATGCAGGTACTAACGTACAGAACTCTGCAACTCTAGATAGGTTTGGTACAGCAGTATTCGTTGACTATCTACCAGCAGCAGTGGAAGAGAAGATCATCACATCTAAGTATCCAACAACAGTCACTGGTAAAGCAGCTAAGGAACTTGTTAAATTAGCAAATCTTATCCGTCAGGGATATAAATCAGGTCAATTCAGTTTGACTGTTTCACCACGTACCTTGTTTGGTATCTGTAGAAAAGTAAGTGTCGGTGCTACTCTCAAGTCAGCATTCACACTTGTATACCTCAACAAATTGAATGACACGCAACGTAAAGTTGCTGGCGAGCTTTTTGCTAAGGTATATGGAACCTCCGAAAACTAAAACATAAAACCACATAGTCTTCCTGTAATGGGAAGGCTATCTATTTTGTGCTTTAGAAAGAACACATGGAACTCAATGAGCTAATTAGAAAAGCAATGGAACATTCAAAGCCTACTTTGTATACAGGTAAATTTTTTACTGATGGAGATCCTGTTGAAGATTGTGTTTTGTTTGCACCACACAATTTAAAAGCATATACAGAATACGTTATCAAACATGTTTGTGAAGAGGCAATAAACCTTGAAGGCAGAAGCTTGGATGATTGATCGCAAACTAATCCTAGCAAATGCTCCTAATAACATAGGACAGCAGATTCATGTGAACCACACTGGATGCTCAGCTGGTGATGACACTAAGCGTAGGTTGTATATCAAGCGTACAGAAAAAGGATTGGTGGCGTATTGCCATCATTGCACGGAGTCTGGCTTTGCTTCAGACGGACTATCCCAAGACAGATTGTCTACCTGGGTGAACAAGAAAGCAACAACAACTACAGCAGCCACAAAGCCGCGCCTAGCGGCACTCAGTACCGAAGGTACGGTGTGGCTACGCAGCAACTTCTGCAACGCAGAAGACAGCAACTTCAATGGCATAGAAGGGGAAAGGCACAAAGTAGCCTTGACCCTCTACAACCCAGAGCAACAGCCGATAGGCTGGCAGATACGCAATCTCAAAGCAGAGCCAAAGTACATCACGTACTACACCAATAGCAACTCCAAAGGAGATGCAAGCTGGTTTCATAGCAGCGGTAAAACGTTGGTGCTTTGTGAAGACTATCTCAGTGCATACAGAGTACACAAGAATACAAAGCTCAGCTCTGTAGCGTTACTAAGAACATCTATCTCGGATAGAACACTAGCTCAAATCTATGAGCTTGAGTTCGACACAGTATGTATTTGGCTAGATCCAGATGAAGCAGGAATGGAGGGAACAACTAAAGCATTTAAGAAACTACAACACTTCTTACCAACTGAAACCAAACTAGCTATGTTTGGTATAGATAAAGAACCAAAAGAATGCACACCAGCAGAGCTTGTGAGCATACTAATTTAAAGGAACAAAGTGAAAAACGGATACACACCAAGAGAGTTTGCATACTCAGTTGCAATCGATCAGCTGCACCATGTTATGAAAGGTATTACGTCAGGTCACTATGACGATGAGTTAACACCATCAGAACAAAAGGAAGTTATGTCTGCAATGACTAGGTTACGCCTCAGTCTTGTAGATAAAGCAAAGCTTATTGATACGGTAACTACATAAAGGAAATAGATGAAAGATATACCAGCATTTCCAATAGGTCTTGAGGCTTTTGGTGAAGACAAAACAGGCATGACCTTGCTTGATTACTTTGCGGCTAAGGCTATGCAAGGAATGATGAGCGACCCAAACCTAGACATGGGTAGCAATACAGTTGCTACATTGTCATACCAAATGGCAGCCGCAATGATGAAAGCGAGAATAGATGGACTATGACGTTCTATACCTTTGCGCTAAGAGCAAAGAGAACCTCTCAAAGTACAGGCGGTACATCAAGCCGCATGTAGTTATGAAAGAAACCAACACCATCCTTGACGGGATGGACAAGTACTACAAAACATTTCCCTCAGTTACAGAGTTTGCTTGGGACTCATTCACTGCATTCCTAATAGCAGATCAAAGTAAGCGTCTTACAGACGATTCCATTGTGAAGCTACGCATGATGCTTACTAAAGCAAGAGCGTTTGTTCCACACCATGCACACGAAGAAGTTGTCAAGACTCTCATTGAGCTAGACTACTTGGCTTTGATCATGGAGGAGTGTGAGAAAGTTAAAGAAGGCTCTAGTGACTTAGAGCACGTACATATACTAGCAACCAACGCACTCAAAGATGTAGAAAGGTACATAGAAAAAGATGAGTTATTTGTATCTGCTGACTTGTCTGCTATTGCTGACAGGATCACTAGCTCTGGCTATGAATGGAGACTGGATGCGCTCAATCGTTCTCTTGGTCCTCTACGTATTGGGAATTTCGTTATTGTTGCTGCTCGTGTAGAAGTAGGGAAGACTACATTCCTAGCAAGTGAGGTCAGCTACCTTGCGCAGCAGTTGCCGAAAGACAGACCAGTTGTGTGGGTCAACAACGAAGAGGAATCATCAGTTGTGTTCTTTAGGATTGTTCAAGCAGCAGTAGGAATAGAAAGCAAAACAATCATTGCTGACTCCAAGAAAGCAATGGTTGACTATGCAACATTGATGGGTGGCAACAAAGACAAGATCCGTGTTACTAAGGACATGAACAATGTGCGTGACCTTGAGACACTGTTCAGAGAAGTTAACCCAGGACTGATCATCTTTGATCAGCTCGACAAAGTTGATGGCTTCAAGTCAGATGAGCGTGAGGATCTTAAGCTGGGCAAGATATACAAGTGGGCAAGAGAACTTGCAAGATCGTATGGTCCAGTTATTGCAGCATCACAATTGTCTGCGTCAGCAGTAGAAATGAAAGACCCACCATTCATAGGCTTGGATGCACTGCGTGGCTCCAAGACTGACAAACCAGGTGAAGCAGACGTAGTGATAACAATCGGCAAGTATAAAGAACCAAAGAGTCCCGAAGAAGAAATGATACGTACCATTAATGTTCCTAAGAACAAATTACCAGGAGGAGGAAGCAAACAAGTCGAGTCAGATAGACACGGACAATTTCTAGTAACCATCGACCCTATCAGGGCTAGATACGAGTAACCTTTTAAGAAAGCTTTTGGAAAACCATGACCAAAACATTTATAGCAATTGACGTTGAGACAACGCTCAATGGCGATAATGACGTAGGACTAGCTCATCCTATGCACCCAGACAACAGAGCTATAGCCTTCGGACTATGTGGCAGCAGTGATGTAACCAATACATTCACTACGTATGACCAAGATAAGTTTGAGTACTTACTACGAGTACAAAGACCAGATGCTTTTATCTGTGGACACAACTTATCTTTTGATTTGATGTATCTCTACAAGACTAGCACTGACCTACAGTATGAACTACAAAGACGTAAGATTTGGGATACACAGTTGGCAGAGTACATCTTAAGTGCTCAGCAAACTAAGTTCTCAAGTCTTGATGAATTGTCAGTCAAGTATGGCTTACCTACCAAAGATGATGGAGTCAAGAAATACTTTCAGGCTGGTCTTGGCTCTGACAAGATTCCACCTGAAGAACTAATCCCATACCTAGAGCAAGATGTACAGAACACTGTGCAGATTGCAATGGTGCAATACAAACGAGCGATAGAACAAGATCAGCTACCACTCATACTCTCTCAGATGGAAGCACTCCATGCAACAACAGAGATGCAGTTCAATGGCTTGCACATTGACAAAGCAAACCTTGATGAGTACACAGTAGAAGTAGTCAACATGTATGTTGAATGCAAACTTGACTTGGAAGAGCTGTCTATCAAATATGCAATCGAAGACATCAACAGTCCTAAGCAGTGGTCACAGTTTTTCTTTGGAGGCAAGAAGAAGATACGTGTGAAAGAAGAAGTGGGTCTATACAAGAATGGCAAGACGAAGTACAAGCTCATGGATAAAACCATAGATGTAAAGCCATTTATCAGATACACACCAGACCCAGACAAAGTGTCTGCTAAGACAGGACAGATCTCAGTAGATGACTCTGTATTGAATGACATGCTCAAGCATACGTTTGATCCAGAAGCCATCAAGATCATTGAGAAACTATTGGAGTATCGTGAGCTATCAAAGCAGCTCTCAACCTATGTACAAGGGCTTAGCAAGCACGTTATAGGTGACTTCATACATGGTAAGTTGAATCACACAGCAACTGTCACAGGTCGTTTGTCATCAACCAATCCTAATTTACAAAACATTAGCAACAACCCTATCAAACAAATCTTTAATTCAAGGTTTAATGATGGTGTGATTGTCGAGGTTGATTTCAATCAACTAGAGGTTGTAGCTCTAGCACATGTTACTAGAGACACACAGCTCATCTATGACATCAAAAGAGGAGTTGATATACACAGTGCTTTATACGAAGGTATGTTTGGTAGACCACCAACAAAAGAGGAACGTAAACCATTCAAGGCAAGAACATTTCAATTGATCTATGGTGCTGGTGCTAAAGCCATTGCTAAACAAGCAGGATGTAGCCTAGATGAAGCTAAGAAGTTTGTAGATGTGTTCTACACACGCTATCCCCAGGTAGGAGAGTGGCACACTAAGTTTGCAGAAGAGGTAGAAAGTAAGTCTACATACGAACTAGATGATGACGGATTCCGAGAGAAAGTAAAGACGTTTGTTTTAAACACTGAGACAGGACGTAAGTTTTTGTTTAAGGAATATTTTAACGAGAGTAGTTGGTCTACAAGAACCTACAATTTCAGTCCAACTGAATTGAAGAACTACCCAATCCAAGGTCTAGCAACTGGCGATATTGTCCCAATGATGTTGGGAGTTATCTTCAGATGTATAGAAGGCAGAGATACCGTGAAGATGGTTAACACTGTTCACGACTCTATTATGTTTGATGTCCAAGGTGATGCTGCGGACGGTTTTATAAAGGAGATAACAGGAATACTCAAAGACACGCATAAGTACTTTGAGGAAAGATTTAAAGTGCCGTTGGCTCTGAAGCTCAATGCAGGAGCATCAATCGGTAAAAATTGGTTTGATATGAAAGAGTTATAAAATGACAATGATGACAGGCATCGTAGAGGCTATCTCTACAAAAGACGTAAATACTAAGTTTGGTAACAAGCCTACTTATTCTCTTAAGGTTAATGGCACATGGGTTAAATGTGGCTTTAAGAATCCTAACGCAAGTGCGGGAGATGAAGTAGAGTTTGATGGCAACACAGGTACTTATGGTCTTGAAACTAAAGAAGTAAACGTTCTCCGTAAAGGAGCTGGAACACCAGCACCAGCTGCTACTAGTAACACTACAACCGTAGTGCCTAGAACAACAGGTGGCGGCTATGCAGCTAAAGTGTTTCCAATCCCTCCTCTACATGGAGATCGTGCAATTGTTCGTCAGAACGCACTAGCTCGTGCTACTGACATCTACATTGCTGCTCGTGGTGGCAAGCCTTTTGAGTTAGAAGGAAGCAATCTTGACTTTGTTATTTCTCTTGCACGTAAGTTTGAAGCTTACACAGCAGGTGATTTAGACTTAGCAGAAGCTGAAGCAGAATCTGCCGTTGAGTGATCTTAGGGGGCGTAGCAATACGCTCCCATTTTTTTTAGAAAGATATAAATGAGAGCATTAATTGATGGAGATATTGTTGTCTATCGTGGAGCAGCATCAGCTAATGAAGATGAACAATGGATAGCTCAAGCAAGAGCTGACCAAATGATTCAAGACATCTTGGCTGACACAGGAGCTACGTCTTACAGCGTTTACCTAACAGGTAGTGGTAACTTCCGTAGGGAGATAGCACCCAGCTACAAGGCTAACAGACCAGACGAGCGACCAACACATTGGGAAGCAGTACGACAGTTCCTAATAACACAGCACAAAGCAATCATCTGTAACGGCTACGAAGCAGATGATGAGATGGGTATACAACAGGACAAAGAAGGTGGAACAACAGTTATCTGTAGCATAGACAAAGATTTATTACAGATCCCAGGTAAGCATTACAACTTTGTAAAGAAAGTCTTTCAGGAGGTAACTCCAGATCAAGGCTTAAAGTTCTTGTACATGCAGAGTCTTGTAGGAGATCGTAGTGACAACATCATTGGCGTAGCTGGCATTGGTCCAGTAAAGGCAGAGCGAGCACTAGACGAGCTGTTGCCTGAAGAGTGGTACGACAAGTGCCGTGAACTCTATAGCGATGATGAACGCTTTCACCTCAACATGAAACTGCTATACATATGGCAGAAACCCAACGACAGTTGGGAACCACCAATCACACAGGAACAACATGATTAAAGACGTAAACATGCAGCACATGACTATGCGAGAGTATGTAGCTGTAGCAATGCTCTCAGAGCTAGGCAGTAAAGATGCTGTCTTAAAAATGATTAGTGAGGGAGAGATAACTTCAGTTAATGTCATAGAGACTTCTTTTGCATGGGCAGATAACTTTATGAAGGTACGTGAAGAGAGGCTCAATGCCAAGACCTAAACGACATAACCCATCTGAGTATCGCAGCGGCTTAGAGTCTAGATTCCAAGCAGCTTGCGAAGCAAAGGGATGGAAGCTAGGGTACGAACAAGACAAGATCAAGTACGTGATCCCATCAAGCAACCACACCTATACACCTGACTTCACTGTTACTAATAACGTCTACATAGAAACCAAGGGTCTATGGACTGGATCAGACAGGAAGAAGGCTGTGCTTATCAAGCAGCAGCACCCTAACATCACTATCCTCTATGTGCTACAGCGCAACCAAGGACTGTCTAAGAAGA